AAATTAACAGGAACAATCGGAGGAGCAGTTAACGTAACTATCCCTGATTCAATTGAAAAAACTTTTGTAGTTGATAACGCAACTACTGGTGCTTACACAGTGACTTTCAAAACTACTTCAGGATCTGGAGTAACTTGGGCAGCGGCTGACAAAGGCACAAAAATGGTTTATTCAGATGGAACAAATGTTGTTGATACAGCATTTACAGATTTATCATCTGACTTCTCACCACAACTTTCAGCAGACCTAGACGCAAATGGTAAAAATATTACTATTGATACTTCAACAGGTATCATTGATGAAAACGGTAACCAACAAATTACTTTTTCAACAACTGGATCTGCAGTTAACGAGTTTACAGTAGCTAACGCTGCTACGGGTAATGCTCCAGCAATATCTGTAACTGGTGGTGACACTAATATTGATCTAAACCTTACACCAAAAGGAGTTGGTAGAGCGACTTTTAATGGTCAAGGTAAAATTCAAAGTATTGCAGAAAAAGTTACAACAGAGGCTACAGCTGCTACGGGAACAATTAACTATGATGTTCTTACTCAAGCAGTGTGGAACTTTACCTCAAATGCAGCAGCAAACTGGACTTTAAATATTAGAGGAGATGGATCTAATTCTTTAGATTCAATCATGGATACAGGTGAATCAATAACAATAGCACATATTGTAAAACAAGGTGGTACACCATACTACAACAATGCAGTTACTATTGATGGTTCTTCTATAACACCAGAATATCAAGGTGGATCTGCACCTACTTCTGGTAATGCAAACTCTTTAGATGTTTACACATATACAATTATTAAAACTGGATCAGCTACGTTTACAGCGTTAGCTGCTCAATCACAGTTTGCGTAATAAAATAGGAGGAGAAAGATTATGCCAATTTTAGGTTCATTCGGAGCAGGATCCGGTAAAGGATTTGGATTAACTTCAGCAGAGTGCACAGATTTTATATGTGCAACTGGAGGAGATGCTATAATAGAATGTGGATCTTACAAGATTCACGTTTTTACTGGCTCAGGAAATTTTGTTGTATGTAGAGCGGAAGTGCCTGCTAACAATAATGTAGATTATTTAATTGTTGCTGGTGGCGGTGGAGCAGGAAATCATAAAGCTGGAGGCGGAGGAGCAGGAGGTTTTAGAGCCTCTTCTGGCGCAGCTTCTGGTTGTTACACAGCTAGTCCCTATGGTTCAGGGGTATCGGCAGCACCTGTTTCTGCTTGCACTAGTTATCCCATAGTTGTAGGGTCTGGAAGCGGTGGAGGACCGGGATCAGGAATACGTGGAAGTAATTCATCAGGATTTAGTATAACCGGAACTGGTGGAGGCGGAGGAGCAGCCTCAGAAAATAATCCCCCAGAAAGACCGGGAGGATCTGGTGGCGGATCTGGTGGCGGAGGTTCAGCGGGTTCAGCAAGTCCAGCAGGTCAAGGAAACAATGGAGGACCTGGACAGAGTGGATCTCACAATGGAGCTGGCGGAGGCGGCGGAGGAGCTGGATCGGCCGGCGGCGGGGCTTCAAGTGACCAAGGAGGTACGGCTGGAGTTGGTGAAGGTACAGCCATTACAACAAGCACTTGTTATGGTACACCAGGACCAAGTGGTTCTTTAAGATATTTTGCAGGAGGAGGCGCAGGCGGCGCTGATCAACGAGGTGGCGGAAATCCAGGGTCTCAACCCGGAGTGGGTGGAGGCGGCTCAGGAAACAGTCCTTCTTCAGGCGGAACTGCCAATACTGGTGGAGGCGCAGGAGGCGGTGAAAACCAAGGACCTGTAACTGGTGGATCTGGTATAGTAATGGTAAGGTATCAATTTAAGAAAATTTAATATATGGCACATTTTGCAAAAATTAATGATAATAATGTTGTTCTATCAGTTCTTGTATTATCTGATAAAAATACAAAGAACAGTGAGGGAGTAGAAACAGAAAGTGTTGGTCAAGCATTTTTAGAAAAAAGTGCTAATTGGCCTGCTGATAAATGGATTCAAACTTCTTACAACACTCGGAATAATACACATGATTTAGGCGGAACCCCTTTTAGAGGAAACTTTGCAAGCATAGGATATACGTGGGATGAGGCTAATCAAATATTTTGGCGTCCACAACCTTATCCAAGTTGGGTTAAAAATACTACAACCGCAGATTGGGATGCACCCCACAATAACAAACCAGAATTAGATGCGACACAGGAAAGTCAGAATGCTGCTAAAACTCATGATTGGTTACACCAATGGGATGAGGATGCTTATCAAGCTGATAATAACACAGGATGGGTAATAGTTAATAACGGTGCATAAACTGTTTCGTTTCTTAAAAAGAAATGAAGAAATATATCAATAAGAAAGTATTAAGTGAAACATCTCTATATTATGGTGATGTAAAATTACCATCAGATTGGAAAATAGATAGGGATCAAATATTAGTTCACGAGGTTTATGCTGATATAAAACGTGAAAATTTTATGTCATGTAAACCCTTCGATATGCTTAATACATATGTCATAGAACACTCTTATGTTGAATATGGTTTAGTTATACAAAACATGGAAAACTGGGGAACTGAGTATAGTTCTTTAGAAACCTCAAAACCTTTTTGTCATGTTAATTATGATGACGTATTAAAATCACCTGATTATATTTTATTATATGGTGTTAGAGTAGAAGATTGCACTGTAAGAATAAAATATAAACAAAATAAATATTTAGATAGACAGTGGAATATAAGTTTAGAAAATAATAAATTTATTATGTTTCCTTCTTCGTGTATGTATTACATAGAAAATAAACAAAAAGAAAAATCAAACTTTATACATTGTATAACTTATAAACTTTTATAGATGAATTTAGAACATAAATATTGGTATTTTAAATCAGCGTTGTCACCTAGATTTTGTGATGAAGTGATAAGATATGGTTTGAGTCTTAAAGAAGAAAGAGCACGGACAGGACAATCGTTAAAAAGAAATTCAAAATTAAATTCAACTGCAAGAAAGTCTGATGTAGCTTGGATAACTGATCATTGGGTATTTAAAGAAATATATCCATATGTTCACCGAGCAAATGAAAATGCAGGTTGGAATTTTGATTGGGATTGTTGTGAGGATATTCAATTTACTAAATACAAAATTGGTCAATATTATGATTGGCATTGTGATAGTTGGGATAAACCTAATGACGAAAAAAGTTCTCCTATTTTACGTGGTAAAATTAGAAAGCTATCTGTTACATGTCAATTAACGGATGGCTCTGAATATGAAGGAGGTGAATTAGAATTTGATTTTAGAAACTATAATCCTAATTTAAGAGATGAAAACAAACATGTAGTTCAAGCAAAAGAAATATTACCTAAAGGTTCTATTATTGTTTTTCCATCACACCTTTGGCACCGAGTGAAACCTGTAACTTCTGGAACTAGATATAGTTTAGTTGCTTGGAATTTAGGAAAACCATTTAAATGAAAATATTAATTGTAGGCGGGGGCACAGCTGGTTTAATAACTGCTTTAATTCTTAAATCAAGATTTGAATCTATTCAAATAGATATAATAAAATCTGACGAAATAGGTATTATAGGTGTTGGAGAAGGAACCACCGAACACTGGTCTGATTTTATGAAATTTACTAACATTAGTGAGGAAGAATTAATTAAAGAAACTGGTGCCACTATGAAAGGAGGCATTATGTTTAAAAATTGGACTGATCACGATTATTATCACAACACGTATGGATCTTTTGTTAATTTAAAATTTGCTCATTATTTAGGAGGATATGCTTTTGCCGTAGCTAATAAATTAAAATCAAAAGAATATACAGATCCTCATGCGTGGAATAATTTAGTGACTCCATCTGATCCAACAAATCAATATCACTTTGATACTTTTAAACTAAATAAATTTTTACTTAAAAAATGTGAGGCAAATAATATTAATATTTACACAGATAAGATTATTAAAATAAATGTAAAACAGGGTAATATACAAAGTATTGAAAGTAAAAATAAAAAATACAAATATGATTTTTATATTGATAGCACAGGTTTTAAAAAATTATTAATTTCTAAATTAGGTGTTAAATGGAAATCTTACAAAAAATATTTACCTATGAATGAAGCTATAGCTTTTCCTACAAAGGATACATTAGAATATACACCTTATACAACAGCTAGGGCAATGTCTTCGGGTTGGATGTGGAGGATACCAACAAATGGACGTTGGGGAAACGGTTATGTTTTTAATAACAAATACATAAATGCAGACCAAGCAAAACAAGAGTGTGAAGATTATTTAGGTCAGAAAATAAAAATAGGTAAAAATATAAAATTTGAAGCAGGTGCTTTAGATAAAGCCTGGATAGGAAATTGTGTTGCAACAGGGTTAAGTTCTAGTTTTATTGAGCCTTTAGAAGCGTCCTCTATAGGAACATCTATACAACAAGCTTTTATTTTAATGCATTTAATAATAAATTACGATCAAACTGATATAGATTTATACAATAAAAAGTTTAGAATAATTATAGAAAATATTAGAGACTTTGTTTTGTTACACTATTTAACAAACAAAAAAGATAGTAAGTTTTGGAAAGACTATAAACGTAATCTTCCTCTATCTTTAAAACACAATTTAAAAACATGGAAAAAAAGACTTCCAATAAAAGAAGACTTTAACTGTGAATATAATTTATTTAACTCTGAAAATTTCTCAATAATACTAAAAGAATTAAATTTATTTGATATAAAATCGGTCAAAAAAGGATTTGATAATTTGTCAAAAAAGTATAAAGATTATTTATACGACAGAATTGAAAAACAAAAAGAATGGAATAATAAAGTAAAAACAATAAGTCATAAACAATATATAAAAAATGCCTACAGATAATTATTTTTCAACACCTATTTATCACGAACACAAACCTGAATTTGTTAATTCTTTAAATAAAGCTTCTAATAAATATATTAAAGAAGCAAAAAACAGAGAGAAAAAATTTATAAAAGAATATGGTGATTTTGGAAGATCATATCATTCCACACCATTGTTAGGTGATGATAACTTTGTAGATCTTAGAGATTACATTGGACAAAAATCATGGGAGTTTTTAGATCACCAAGGTTTTGATATGTCACAATATGCAACTATATTTAGTGAAATGTGGGTACAAGAGTTTGCTAAAAAAGGTGGTGGCCACCATAGTGCACACATACATTGGAACCAACACGTATCAGGTTTTTATTTTTTAAAATGCAGTAGTAAAACATCGTATCCAATTTTTCACGAACCAAAGACAGGGGCACGTGCTACAAAATTAAAAATTAAACCAAACCTAAAAGGTTTAGTGCCTGGAAGTGAATTAATACATTTTAAACCACAACCAGGTTCATTGGTAATATTTCCTGGTTATCTTGAACATGAATTTGCAGTAGATTTTGGTATTGAACCATTTAGATTTATACATTGGAACATACAAGCTGTTCCTAAAGATATGGCTAAAGATGGTAACCAAAATTAATAACATTCTTCCTTTTCAAACCAATAAAGACATTATTCAAATGTTAATAAATGAAGCTAGATGGAAAATAGCTAGTGACGTTGGAAGATTTAAAGGAGAGAAACCAAATTCTGATGCAAATAAAATGTTAGACGAAAATATAAATAATGCAGGTTTTTCTCACGTAACATTTGATAGAAAATTTAATCTTCACATCAACACACCACTTAATTTATATGGCGATATTATTTTTTATACGATTAAAAACAAACTTAAAACAATACAAACTTTATACAGGCTTTATTGGAATTATTATGACACTTCTTCAAAAGCTGCTTTGCATAAAGATGAATTAGAAGATGGTTATTATTCTATTATATATAATTTACATACTAATGATGGTGGGACTGAAATAAATAATAAATTTTATCCTAGCATAGAAGGGCAAGCTTTAATTTTTCCTAGTAATGTTTGGCACAAAGGTATAGCTAGCACTAAGTCCAAACATAGATTTAACTTAAATATGATTGTAAAATGACTATTAAAATAATAGATAATTTTTTACCAAAGAAAGAATTTAATCAAATACAAAATACTTTAATGAATAATCAGTTCCCTTGGTTTTATCATGACTATGTATCTGAACCTTCAGAAAAAGATAAATTTTATTTTAATCACAATTTTTATAATGATTTTCAACCACAAAGTAATTTTTTTAATTTATGGGTAAATACCTTAAACAAATTACAAATTAAAAGTTTAATTAGAATAAAAGGCAATCTTCACACAAAAGCTGAAAAAATGACTTATAATAATTTTCATTATGATTTGCCTTTTAATCATAAAGGTTGTATTATGTATATAAACAACAATAATGGTTGCACATATTTTAAAGAAGGAGAGACAGCAGTAGAACCGAAAGAAAATAGAGTTGTTTTATTTGATCCAAGTATAGAGCATAAAAGCTCTAGATGTAGTGATAGTAAAATTAGAATAACTATAAATTTTAATTATTTTTAATGAGCTTTAAAAAAAATAAATACACAATTATTAAAAATGCTATTAAGGAAGATTTAGCAATATTTATTGCTAACTATTTTTTATTAAAAAGACAAGTAGCTAAAACTTTTTTTGATACAGGATACATATCACCTTTTACAAATGAATGGGGTGTTTGGAACGATTCACAAGTGCCTAATACATATTCACATTATTCTGATATAGCAATGGAAACTTTATTGTTGTTATGTCAACCTATAATGGAAAAAGCAACAGGATTAAAATTAGATCCTAATTATTCATATGCTAGAATATATAAAAAAGGTGACGTATTAAAAAAACATACTGATAGATTTAGTTGTGAGATATCAACCACCATGAATTTAGGTGGAGATAAATGGCCCATATATCTTAAATCAAATAATAAAAAAATTAAAGTAGATTTAAATCCAGGGGATATGTTAGTTTATAGAGGATGTGATTTAGAACACTGGCGAGAAGTTTTTAAAGGTAAAGATTGTATACAAGTCTTTTTACACTACAATAATTGTAAAACACCTGGGGCTGATAAAAATATATTCGATAGACGCACGCATTTAGGATTACCTGCATGGTTTAAAAGATAGTGAAAGATTTCTGTGATAAACTTAAAGAAATCACTCTAGCTAATTCTAATCAAAAAAAGAAAGAGTTATGGGACGTAGAAGGAATACTACATAATCAAAAATTTAAGTTTGATTTAAGACCTATAAAAAATAATGCAAAAATAGGTTGGTTAAAATCTAAAGCTGATAAGATGGTTTTTGATTTTAAAAATCAATATGTCATTATAGATTTAGAAGAACTTCATCAATATATAAAAGAAAATAACATAAAAGAGGTCCATATAGAGCATTTGATATCTAAGTTAGATTGGAATATAATACTACCAAAAATTTAAAAAGCTTATATAGTGGGCTAATTATGCTTCAAAAACTTAATTTTAAATCAGGTTTTAATAAACAAGCTACAGAATCTGGAGCTGAAGGACAATGGGTAGATGGTGATTTTGTAAGATTTAGATACGGATTACCGGAAAAAATAGGTGGTTGGCAACAATTAACTGTAGGCTCGGAAACATTACCTGGAGTGGCCAGAGCTCAACATTGTTTTACTAGTTTCTCTGGTGAGAGATATGCAGCTATTGGAACTTCTCAAGGTTTGTTTCTTTACTACAATGAGGCTTTCTATGATATTAGCCCATTAGATGATCAACTTTCTGGAACAGCTACTTTTGATACTGTTAATGGATCTTCTACCGTCACAGTAAATCTTTCAAGTCATGGATTACAGAATGGTAGATATATTACTTTTAACGCCGTTAGTATAACACCTGGTGGTTTTAGTTCGGCCTCCACTTTTACAGAGGGAGCTTTTGAAGTAAAAAATAAAACTAATAACACATTTGAAATTACAACTCCTATTCCAGCAGGAGCAGGAGCAACTTCTGCAACAGGAGGAGCTACTATAAAACCTTATGAAATTGTAGGACCTACTTTTCAAACGTTAGGTTATGGATGGAGTACATCAACTTGGAATACATCTACATGGGGAACAGCTAGGGATTCTAGTAGTGTGATACTGGATCCAGGAAACTGGAGTCTTGATAACTTTGGAGAGGTATTAGTTGCAACTGTTTTTGATGGTAAAACTTTTACCTGGGATGCAGGTGCTACCAACCCTAGAACCAATCGAGCTTCTACAACCACTACTAATTTTAATACCACAAATAATCCCACAGCTACTAGATTAACTTTAGTGTCTGATAGAGATAGACACTTATTTCATTTTGGAACAGAAACAACTATTGGAAATGCACTTACACAAGATCCGATGTTTGTTAGATTTTCTAATCAAGAAGATTTAAATACTTATGCACCTTCAGCAACTAACACCGCAGGTTCATTTAGATTAGATACAGGAAACAAGATTGTGGCAGCTATACAAGGTAAAGACTATGTATTCTGTTTAACGGATCAGGCAGCATATGTAATACAATTTGTTGGCCCACCGTTTACTTTTTCAGTTAGACAAGTAGGCACACATTGTGGATGCATTGGTCAGCATGCTGTAGCTTACGCTAATGGAGCTGTATATTGGATGTCGGGAGAGGGTGGATTTTTTGTATTTGATGGTACAGTAAAATCATTAGGATGTTTGGTTGAAGATTTTGTGTTTAGCACTGATGGAGATAATTTAGGAATTAACTATGATGCAGCAGATATTGTGTATGCATCGGGTAATAGTTTATACACAGAAATAAATTGGTTTTATCCTAAATCGGGTTCTTTACAAATTGATAGGTGTGTAACTTATAATTATGCAGAAAATATATTTACCACATCTTCTTTAGATAGATCTACATATCACGACCAAGGAGTTTACACCTCACCTCTGGCAACTGATTATGATAAAACACTAACTCCAGTGTTCTCTGCTATTTCTGGAATAACTAGTCTTTATGGAGCTTCTATTTATTATGAACATGAAAAAGGAAACGATCAGGTCAATAGTTCTGGCACCACGGCCATAGCAGCTTTTATTAGATCTGGAGACTACGATATTACATCTAGACGAAGCGCTTTAGGTCAAACAACAGGAGTGGCAGATTATAGAGGAGATGGTGAGTTTTTTATGTCTGTTAGAAGATTCTTACCTGATTTTAAATTTCAACAAGGCAGTGCAAAAATAACTTTATTTATAAGTTCTTTTCCTGATGATACCCCTGTAAGTTCTCCTCTTGGACCCTTTACAGTTTCATCAAATACAGGTAAAGTAGATACTCGTGCTAGAGGTAGATTAGTATCTCTTAAAATAGAAAACGACTCCACAGGTGAAACTTGGAGATATGGCACGTTAAGATTAGACGCACAACCAGACGGAAGAAGATAATGATATACGATACTAGATTTGGACTAACACAACCATCGGTCGATTATTTAAATCAACCAATGCCTGATATATCAGGTATATTTTCATTATTTGCTGAAAAAGAAGATGACCAAACAACACCACCTGGATTAACTCCGGAACAATTAATGGCTCTTTATCCACAATCATTTTTTAACATGTCACAGACACCAGGAGAAGGGGACGATTCTGATGACGATGATGATATTGACAGATCAAATAATTTAGGAATTACTTCTCTTGCTGATTTACGAGATGCAGTTTTCTCTTTACCTGGAGCGATTGGATTTCAATTAGGGAACATACCTGGATTACTTCTAGGAAGAGCTGTTGGTGATTTTATAACACGTGAAACACCACTTCAAAAAGCTATTAGAAAAGAACAAATAAGTGATTTTTATGATAGAGTAGGTAAGGGTCAAGTAGATTTCCAAGGTGGTATCAGTATAGACCAAGATGCAAGACGAGGGGGTCAATATAAGGGAGATGGAGAAGGCGCCGGATCTGGTGGCGGAGGTTCACAAGATACTTCAGGAGCATCTGGAGGAGCACCAGGAGGAGGGGCCGACGCGTCCACTTATTAATTATGGCTAAGATAAATGCATACATACCAGAACCTCAACCTGAGTACACACCTGAGAACCAAAGACAAATTATTGAATCATTGTCTACAATGCAAAATCAACTTAATTTTTCTTTTCAACAAGATTTAAAAAACGAACAAGACGCATTTAATTATTTTTTATCGTGACCATACAATATAAAAATCAAGGTTTTAAACAAGCTGATACGAGTAAAGCTACAGTTCTTACTTGTCCTACTGATGGAGCAATTATAGTTAAAAGTATATATTGTAGTAATAACGATGCATCATCAGCTATTTTAGTAAACATGAATTTTGTTGACTCATCTGATTCTAACACCGAATATGAATTTTTTAGAGATGACGTGGCTGCTAAATCACAAGTAAATGCCTCACCTCAAGGCTTGAATTTAGAAGCAGGTGATGCTATAACTATAC